ACGGGGAACTGGAACGGGGGGGACTGGAACACCGGGGACAGGAACACCGGGAACTGGAACACCGGGGACTGGAACAAATCGTCTTTTAATACTGGTTGTTTTAATACAGAGGAACAGAAGATCATGCTGTTCAATAAGCCGTCAGATATGACATATCGTGAATGGATGGATTCAGATGCAAGATATTTACTGAATCAGATACCAAAGTATGTTGTTGAATGGGTATATGAAGAAGATATGACTGATGCGGAAAAGGCAGCATACCCAACCTATAAAACAACGGGCGGTTATCTGAAAATTCTTGATGAATCGGAGCGCACTCAGATCTGGTGGGACGGATTGGAAGATGAAGAGAAGAACATTATTAAATCAATACCAAATTTTGACCCTGATATCTTCCGTCAGTGCACAGGAATAGAGGTTGGGTAATGAAATGAGCTATAGGTTTTTAATGTATATTTCGTAAATAAATTTCTTGGAGAGAAAAAATGAATAATAAAATTGCAGGAATTGCATTGGCTTTAAGCATTGCACTTACAATGCCTGGATGTGTGGACGGAACAACTACCGTTATTTCCTCAAATGAATCTGAAACGGTTCCCGTGTCATATGAAGCGTTGATGTACGACAACTCTGGAAATAATTTTCTGAACTTTACCGGCAACAGCTTCACAATCGAACCAAACAAAGCGAAGCAATGGGGCTGGAATACGGATGGCAGCTGGACAAGCTGGTATGAGACAAGTTCTGTTGTGACTATCAACATCGATGGGAACTATATTCAATCATGTGGCAGCAGCGTGTTATTTAAGGATACGCGTTTGGAAATGTTAGAAATTCCAACTGAATTAAACACAAAAGAGGCATCAAGAGAAGATGGCTATGACGTATCTGTGAGCGGTAGACCGATTGGTACATATTATGGGCTGAAAAATTGGTGGTATGACATGCGCGAGAAAGGTCAGCATGGACAGAAGCTGATTCTTGTCCAGTCTCAGGATGGATATAACATTGGAGCGTTTATGGGAGATGATGTTACTTGGGAAGTTGAAGAAAATCTTCCGAAAACGACAAAAATCATGATCGACGGACTTCCTCTTTATATCCATAGATGCAATTTTACCATTATCGATTCTCAGCTTATTGATGATAAAGCAGCTTAAAAACGGAGGGAAAATGAAGAAGATTTTGATAGCAGCACTTTTCTCTGCGGTAATTGCAATACCGATCACCGCAAATGCGCAGGAAGATACCTGTATTTCGGAAGAGATCCAGGATGCGTGCGTCTGGTATGGCGAGCAATACAACATTTGTCCGGAGCTGCTTATGGCAATTATCGAAAGAGAGAGCGCCGGGCAGCAGGACGCAACAAATGGCGGATGCAAAGGGTTGATGCAGGTATACGAAAAATTCCATAAAGACAGAATGGAACGTCTTTCCGTAAATGACATTTACGACATGAACGGTAATATCCTTGTCGGGACTGATTACCTGTCTGAGCTTTTTGAAAAATACGGCGAAACAAGCACTGTTTTGCAGGTATACCACGGCGAAAAAGACGCGATAAAAAAATCAGAGTCAGGGTACATCAGCAGTTATGCAGATGGAATCATGAAGAGAAGCGAAGAGTTAGAAAGGATTCATGGGAAATGAAAAATAAGTTCAAATTTCAAAACCGGATTTTTCAGATTGCGTGTGAGGGAAAGTCCTGTTGCGTTATAAATGGCGTTCCTTGTGCGTGCGAGGATTCAGACTGCGAAATGTGCGACTTCAATAATACGTTCGAGTGCAATTCCCAGTTTAAGGCATGGTGCAATACGGAAGAAGATGAAGTGAAAAAGACCGACTGGTCAAAAGTAAAAAAGGACGAAAAGGTTTATGCGCGTGACACGTTTGGCTACTGGAGACCGTCGCATTTCGCATGTTTTGACGGAGGATATGTATATGTATATGTAAACGGGAAAAGCAGCTTTACGGAATATATCACAAGAAAATATCTGCCGAACGATGTCGTGCTTGCATCAAGAAAGGATAACAAAAATGAAAAATCCGATAATTAGCATCCCTAGAGCCAGCGAAGAACTGATTAAATCGCTTATAAGTGCCGGCATCTTATTTGTAGATGAGACCGGTGTACATGTAAAGGAGAATTACAAATGAATAGTATTGTTATCACAGGAGACGTTGGGAAAGTAAAAGAAGTAAATACGAGAGAATACGGGAGATGCTATGAGTTTTTTGTTTCCGCCGTTCGTCTGAGTGGCATAGTTGACACATTAAAGTGTTTGGCTCCTGCGCGAATTTTCCATGATAATCCAGAAGGAAAGCATTTAACTTTATACGGAGAAATTCGCACCAGAAACGAGTACGAGGGGGAGCACAGAAAGCTGCTTTTATACGTGAATGTATCTTCTGCCGTGGAATGCGAAGAAAAGAGAAAATATGAAAATACGGTCACGTTAAGAGGGTTTATTTGCAGCAAAGTGAATACGCATCTTACAAGCTCCGTTGGGTCTGTTTCCAATTCGCTTGTCGCATGCAATTCAAATAAGAATTCTTATTACATCCCTGTTGTTTTTTTTAAAGGAGCATCGAGAGTTGTTCGCAATGCAAAAAAAGGCACAGAAATTTCCATTACTGGAATGTTGGCAAGCCGACATTACAAAAAACACGACGAAAACGGTGATGTTATTACGGAAGCTGACACATACGAAATCGTAACATCAATCGTATTTTTAGAAAAATGGAGGGAGAAAAATGCAGATCAAGCATCTGAAATTAAATAATTTCTGCGGTTTTTTTGGATCAAAGACATTTGATCATGATTTCTTCGAAAAAACAGAAATCACGGGTGCAAACGAAGCTGGAAAGTCCACTGTAAAGAAAGCTATCTTCTGGATTTTTAATTGCAGAGACGAGAATGGAAAAGAAATTTCCGGCATTCGCCCGCATGATGAAAATGGAAATGACATCAATGATCTTGAAGTGTCTGCAGAGCTTACTGTTGAAGTGGATGGAACAGTGAAAATTCTCAAAAAAGTAAGCAGACAAAACCTCAATAAAAAGGGCGAATTTACCGGAAATGTTATTGATTATTATATCAACGACATTCCGAAAAAAGCAAGTGATTATGCGGAATATATCTCATCATTCGCAGAAGAATATGTTCCGTATTTCATGAACGCAATGACACTTTTGCTTAAAAGCTCCGTGGATCAGAGAGCTGTCCTTGCGAATGCTTTTGGGAAGCACAGCGACACTGACATCTGCGATATGTATCCGGAATTTGAAGAATTAAAACCTCTTTTTGAGGACGGGAATATTGAAGAGTTAAAGAAGTGTTGCAACACGCAGCTTAACGGAACAAGAGGTAAATCTGGTACAAAAGGGCTTAAATCTCTTCTTGACGAAATTCCCAGCAGAATTGACGAAGCAAACCGCGGTAGATTGCCGATTGATACTGAAAAACTCGAATCGGAAAAGAAATCTCTTGAAGTCTTGCTCAACGAAAATTTAGAGAAGCAGACCGATCTTGTGAAGATACTTTCGGAAGCAGATAAGATTTCTGATGGAATTCTCGAATTACAGTTTTCTCAGAACGAATTAAAGCGTTCTGCAAACGATAAAAACATCAAAAGGAGAAACGCAATTGAGTCTGAAATCTCGACATTAAAAGAGGATAAGCGTGGAATTGAAAAGAGCGTATCTGCATTAGAGAAAGAAATTTCCGATTTAGAACTAGAAGCAACTACATATAAGAATAAAATTTCTCTTTTGAGGGGCAAATACAAAGAGGCATATGGCAGAAAGTTTGACGAAAACTCGACCGTTTGCCCGTACTGCGGACAGGAATATCCGGAAGAGCGGAATCAGCAGTTAAGAGATGAGTTCGACATCCACAAAAAAGACGAACTAGAAAAGATCGTGGCAAACGGAAATGAAGCAAAATCGCTCTTTGAAAGGTCCGCAAAAGAATCCGAAGAGCTAAAAGCATCAATTCCGGTTTTGCGAGATAAGCTAAACGGGTTTGCACGTTGCATCCAGGAAAAGGAAACGGAACTGAGTACGATACCAGAATTCGTCGACGCGTCAAATACCGATGAATACATTAATCTGCAAAAATCTATCGAAGAGAAAAAAGAAGCACTGGATCGGTACTCCGATATCTCGGAAGTAAAGCGCAATTTAAAAGTAGAGGAAGCTTCTATCCGCCAAAGAATTGCAGAATGTAATAGTCAGCTGGCTAGAACCGCCGAGAACAAAAGAATTGATTCCAGGGTCGCTGAATTGGAGATGGAACGCAGGAATATTGCACAGAAAATTACAGACGTAGAAAGACAGCTCTACCTTTTAAAACAGTTTAGTTTAAGAAAGAATGAGCTTCTACAGAATGAAGTAAATGAATATCTTGATTTCTGCTCTGTAAAAATGTTCCGTCCGCTTATAAACGGAGACATCGAAGAGTGCTGCGAATTTACATACCGCGGAGAAATGTACTCAAGAAACTTGAATCACGGATGCAGAATTCTGACAGAAATCGATATTTGCAGAGCATTCCAGAAACGATGCAATTACAGTTTCCCGATCATTATTGATGACGCGGAGTCCGTAGACGGATGGAGAATTCCTAACATCGAGAATCAGGTATTGATTCTCAGAAGAAGTGATTCTGAATTGAAAGTTTTAAATGTTGAAAGGAGATAATGATATGGCAGAGGTAACAGACGTTGCAGTAAAAGAAGAAAAAAAGGAAGTGTCGAGTCACAACAAAGTGACAGATTATAGTCTTGGCATTTTCGGTACGTCTGACAATTTTATTATGGCTATGCAGATGGCGAAAGCGCTTTCGAGCTCCACAATCGTTCCAGCTACGTTTCAGAAAAACGACGCAAACTGCTTAATTGCGATTGAACAGGCGCAGAGGTTACGTGTCAGCCCACTGATGGTTATGCAAAACTTATACGTGATTCAAGGCAGACCGTCTTGGAGCTCTAAATTCCTGATCGCAGCAATCAATAATTCCAGAAAGTTTGACATCGAATTGCAGTTCGATGAAAAGAAAGATAAAAATGGAAAGCCCTTTTCGTGCACTGCATGGACAATGAAAAACGGAAGGCGCATTGAGGGCATGACAGTTGACATGGACATGGCGAAGGACGAAGGATGGCTCAGCAAAAACGGCAGTAAATGGAAGTCCATGCCGCAGTTAATGTTAAGGTACAGGGCTGCTTCTTTCTTCTCAAGCCTCAATTGTCCTGAATTAACGATGGGGCTGTATACAAGAGAAGAGCTGCAGGACAACGATTTCAAAGAATACCCTCTGGAAGAAATGAATGAGCGGGTCAAAAGAGATATTGAATCTAACGCAAACATGGTCGATTTCGAACCAGACGGGCCAGAAGTAGTAGAGGGCGCGGACGGGCAGCAGGCAATGCCAGAATTTATGCAGGAGGGATAGAATGAGAGTAATTTCACAGGACGGAACGATTGATGTTCCGTATGAAAATTGTGTATTTGGAATAACTTTAGATAATTGTATATCGGCGGTTGGGGATATAGCAGTAAGTCCAAATGAAGTCATGAATGGAATCATGGCTAAATATTCATCCAGAGGAAAAGCACTGAAAGCCATGGAAATGCTGAGAACGGAATATTTATCAAGGATGCAGCTGGAAGGTGGCTATGACCATGTGCACAGATGCTATATTCAACCGAACTATTGGGTGCTTCCAAAAGTTTTTCAGTTCCCGACGGACGATGAGGGGTAAGTATGAGACAGAATCCATGCAGGCATTGCTCCAGTTCGTACGAGTTCAAAGGAAAACATTACCCATCGTTTTCTGAAACATGCGCATGTTGCGAATACAGAAAAGAGCACAATCTTTATCTGAAGAGCAAAAGAAAATATACAACCGGAAGCAAGATATCAACGATGGATGAACTTATGGATCAGACATTCATTATGTTTAACGGAAGGACTACGCATATCGAAGCTGTAAAGTCTATGCCGTATAGACTGATACTTAAATTCCTTGCAGGCGGAATGTTTTACAAAGCTATAAAAAGAGAAAATGAGTAATTGAAAAAGAATTGGAGTGGAATATGGAAGTATTATCGTTTTTAGACGCAGTTCAGCGCGACATGGCTGATAATATTTACAATTTTTGCAAGGACGGAAAATGCAGCCAGTGTGGTAATTGCTGCAGCAACCTTCTTCCTATGAGTGAAAAGGAAATTTCTGCTATTCACCGTTATATAAAGAAGAAGCATGTTAAAGAGTGCCGACACATAGCTCCTGCGACAGCAATTTACGATATGACTTGTCCGTTTCTCGATACAGGAAATGACTGCGAGAAATGCAGGATTTATCCTGTGCGCCCAGAAATTTGCAGACAGTTTATTTGTGATAACGAGCAGAGGGCAAAGCATAACCGGGCACTGTATGGCCAGACAAGGAGTATTATCGATGTAAGAAATGAGTTTTTTGGTTTGCGAGGTGAGGAATAATTGAAACTTAAGACATTAGGCACCGGTTCTTCTGGGAATTGCCATTTGCTTATTGCCGATAACGGAGAAACTCTGATTCTGGACTGCGGAATACCGATCAAGGAAATTAAAAGAGGTCTGGGATGGAACGTTGAAAAAGTTTCTGGATGCGTTGTTACGCATTCTCACACAGATCACAGCAAATCGCTAAACGATCTTGAACACATTGGGATCCCGGTGTTTGCTCCATATCGTAACAACATTGGTGTGACATTCGGCGGTATGTGGAAGGTCAGAGCATTTGATTTAACTGACCTAAATGGTGAATACTCTCACACGAACGGAGATGGCAGCCCTTGCCCGTGTTATGGTTTTCTGATTGAACATCCAAAAATGGGACGGCTTCTGTATCTTACGGATGCGGAATTTTGCAAGTGGAGATTTCGCAATGTTAATAATATCCTTATTGGGGTGAATTACGATCCTGAAATCATATCAAATGATAACGCAAAGGCGAACCATGTTATACGTGGGCATATGAGCATCGACACTGCATGCGAATTTGCAAAGGCCTGCTACACAATGCAGCTCCAGAACGTTGTAATGTGTCATTTGTCAACAGACAATTCTGATAAGGATATTTTTATTGAGAAGATGCAGAAAACAGTTCCACGAGCAAATGTCTGCGTTTCAGATCCAGGGATGGAACTGGAATTAAAAAATCCAGGAATGTGCCCGTTTTGAAAATAAAAAAATGAAAGGAAATTCTATGAAAACATACAAGGGATTTAATAAAGACATGACTGCTAAAAATGGATTCCAATACGAAGAAGGAAAGGAATACGAAGAGGAAAAAGCTGTCGCTTGCGAGTGCGGTTTCCACGCGTGCGAATATCCTTTGGATTGCTTTGGATATTACAGCCCAGGAAGTAGTGTTTACCATTTGGTAGAACAAAGCGGCGAATTTAGTAAAAACAGCGATGATTCAAAAGTGGCATCCACAAAAATCAAGATTGGAGCAGAAATTTCGATTGCTGGTCTTGTTAAAGCGGCGATTGAATATACAAAAGAGAGAACAGAACCAGAATGTGACGCGACGGGCAACTGTGGAGCATCCTCTGCGACGGGCTACAAAGGAGCATCCTCTGCGACGGGCGACTACGGAGCATCCTCTGCGACGGGCAACTGTGGAGCATCCTCTGCGACGGGCTACAAAGGAGTCGCAGTGGCAGGAGACCCGGAAAGCATTGCGATAGCTTGGGGATACAAAGGAAAAGCCAAAGGAGTTTTTGGTTCTTATCTTGTACTCGCGGACTGGGAAGGAAACGAAAGAATATATTGGAGACAAGAGTTGTGGTCTTTAAAAGGTGCAAAGATGGTTCGCGTAGACGGAGAGAAGATTAAAGCAGACACATGGTACACCATGAAAAACGGGGAAATTGTGGAAGCGGAGGAATAGTAAATGCACGACTCATCTTTGCGAATGGGAAGAAATTCGAAGATTATAAGCGGTAAATTTTTATAAAAATATGGAGGTTATAAACATGACGTTTAATGCAAAACAAATACATCGTGGTCAGTACAGAACGTTCGGAGATTTTTTCCGGGTTTGGGAAATCGAAACAGATATGCCCAAAGAAACCGTGATCGATAAGTGCTTTTCGGAACTTTCCCAAAAACGACTTCCAGAAGAAAAAGAATGGCGCAGAGAAGTCAGATACGGATGCGGGCATTTTGGGGATGCGGACTACTTCTTTAGGGGATACTACAGCATCGAAACAATTAAAGGTGGTTTCCGGTTCACCGTTTGCGAACCGTATGAGGATTAAAATTTAAGGATAAATCGAAAGGAGACGGAGCTTCCCGGGAAGATGCGCATCGGCTCCTTAAGCGAAAATGATAAACGGAGAATTGATTGTTGATAATTTTGCCGGAGGCGGTGGAGCATCCACCGGAATCGAAATGGCAACAGGGTACAGCGTAGATATTGCAATTGACCATGATCCAGAAGCAATTAGGATGCACAAGGCAAATCATCCAAACACAATGCACTACTGCGAAGATGTATGGCAGATAGACCCAGTAAAAGCTTGCGGAGGTCATCCGGTAGGACTTGCCTGGTTCTCACCGGATTGCAAGCACTTCTCAAAGGCAAAAGGCGGCAAGCCAAAGGATAAGTTTATTAGAGGGTTGGCGTGGGTAGCCTGCAGATGGGCTGGACTGGTACGTCCAAGAGTGATTATGCTGGAGAACGTGGAAGAATTTAAAACCTGGGGACCTTTAAATAGAGGGCATCATCCGATTAAGGCGAAACAGGGTAAAACCTTTGAAAAGTTTGTGCAGTAGCTTACAGATTTGGGGTATGAAGTGCAGTTTAAGGAATTGGTTGCAGCCGATTACGGTGCACCAACCATGCGGAAGAGATTCTTTATGATCGCCCGATGTGACGGGAAGCCGATAGTCTGGCCAGATCCAACAAACGGACCAACAGATAGTGAGAAAGTAAAGGCAGGATTGCTTGAACCGTATGTGGGAGCCTACACACAGCTGGATTTCTCGCTTCCATGTCCTTCCATATTTGACACGTCAGAAGAAATCAAGGAGAAATACGGAATCCGGGCGGTACGCCCTCTTGCTCCAAAGACAATGGAAAGAATTGCAAGAGGATTGAAAAAATTTGTCATTGAGAATCCGGATCCGTTTATTATCCAATGCAATAACGTTGGAGAACACAACACAACGACCGTAAGCCATAATGAACATTGCCTGATAAGTCCTACGCTGATCCAGTATCATTCCGAAACGGCACAGGGAGAAGTCCGGGGGCAGACGATTAAAGATCCGATTATGACAGTAGATGGAGCAAATCGGTACGGACTGGTTACATCATTTTTGCATAAATACTATGATGGCGGCTACAAAGGCGCAGGAGACAGTGTAGAAAATCCATTGCCAACTGTTACATCATGGGATCATAACAGCGTGGTTACGGCGAACCTGATCCAAATGAATAATCACTGTGATGGCAGAGATATCAGGGAGCCTATTCCAACAATCACGGCAGGAGACGGACATTTTGGAGAGGTCAGAGCGTTCTTAGTGAAATATTACGGGCAGGGAACCGGTCAGGACATAAAAGAGCCCTTGGACACCGTGACATCACGCGATCGGTTCGGGTTGGTAACTATTGAGGGTATAGATTATCAGATCGTAGATATCGGATTAAGAATGCTGGAACCAAAAGAGCTATATGGATGTCAGGGATTTCCGGATGATTACATAATTGATCACGACTATACCGGGAAGACTTACCCACGTAGCGAACAGGTCAGAAGATGCGGTAATGCTGTATGTCCGCCTATCCCGGCAGCATTGGTAAAGTCAAATTTACCCGAATTATGTATAGCGAAAAGGCAGCCTATCTGTAGGCTGGATAGGATACAGGCAGAGAAGTCGGGACAGATGCGTTTTGCATAATAATTGGAGATCAGGAATGTATAAAAACGCAGAAGGCTACCGCGATGAAACAGCCTGCCGGGCAATAATCGCGGTAGAAAGAGAAGAGAGAATAAAGCGCAGGAAGCTGCAGGAGGA